TTCCACTCATCACCATTTGCGTCATACTATCTGCAAATTTATCAGCCGCGTCTCCAAATTTTAATTCGAGATCAGTGAATTTATCTTTAAGATCATCAACAACAGGAACAACTATATCTTTGGTAACTCCTAAATTAACTAATGCTCCTTTAAGATTTTCCACTGAACTTTCAGCTTTCTTTGAAGCATCTTCAAGATCAGCCATTGCAAAAGCGCTTTCTGCGAATGCAACTATACCATCAGGGTCATTTGCTTCGCCTTTAATAGCATTTTTTAGTTTATCAACCGCATCTTTAAGTCCATTTATACCTTCATCTCTGAGCTTACCAGCTTCAGTTCTAGCATTTGCAAAAGAATGTTCCATTGCACTTCCTACAGCTTCAAGCTCTATACCTAGACCTAAAGCATTGCCAGCGGCGGTTTGCAAACCAAAAGCCTTATCGGACATAAAGGGGACATTTGCCATAGAAGATGCAACATCTAGTAAAAATTCAGCAAATTTCTGTTGCATTTTACCTACTGCGCTAATAAACCAACCATAAATTTGATCAGAAAAACCCCTGAAAACTATGGAAAAAGCAGTCAAGTCTGTTTTCATCATTTCAAATGCGGCTACAAGTACATCTTTAACAAGAGCTAAAGCATCTCCAAAACTACCAACTTTTTCTTTTAATTCTAAAAACTTCATTACTAACCATGAAACACCAGCAAATATAGCAAGTGGTAATACTGTCATAGATACAGCTTTTAATACTTTCATAGCAGTTGTTAAGCTTACTATACTTGTTGTAAATATTGCAGTGGCGGCGGCGTTTAAAGCTAGGGCGGTGCGGAAAAGAACAAACCTTGCCATTATAACTATCAACATAGCCTCAACAACTCTTAAATTATCAGCAAGAAAGTTTATAGCTGGCGCTAGTATCTTTCCAATAATATTTGCAACACCACCTAACAATTTCATAGTTGGAACTAATTGATCAGATAGATTTATTAATGCTCCAACTACATTTTTAAAAGCATCCATTAGTCCGTTTTCAGCAAATGCCCTTCTCATTCTAAACATTGCATCTTGGAACATGGATAAAGTACCAGCAGATGTTTTGGCAAAGTCGTCCATTGCCCCATCAGCAGTACCGCCAGTGCCAAAGGTATTCATTAACTTTTGCGATGTTTGCTGTGCAGAGTATGAAACACCAGCCTCAAAACCAGCAAATGCACTAACACCTCTATCTCTAAATTGATCAGCCGCGCCAATACCAGCCGACATTGCTCTTTGAACATTCGCCGCCGCTTCATTAAATGGTATTCCAAATTGAGCCGCGATATTACCTGTGACTTGTAATAACCCTGCTAATTCTTCTGCATCACCTGAAGCCGCCGCCAAAGAGCCAGCGCCCTTTTGTATTGCATCCAAGCTAAATGGAACTCTCGATGCAAACTTTGTCATTTCATCAAAAGCCTTACCGCCCTCTTCAGTAGTTCCTAAAAGAGCATTCATTTGAACTCTTAGGGTTTCAACAGCCATACCAGTTTGTATAGATGATTTTGCAAATGCACCCATTACAGCAACACTTGCAACTTTAGCAATCACGCTACCAGCTTTCTTAAAAGCCGACTCCATTCGCTTACCAGTTGCTTCAGTTTTCTTTGCAACTTTATCTAAATCGCGCCTAACATCGCGCATATCGGCTTCAATTCGAACCAATAGTGTATCAACTGTTGTGGCCATTAGTCAGGAAACCTTTCCATCAAATCTTCAAGTTCATCCCTTGGCATGGCGGACGGCTCTCCACTGGAATTGAACTCTATAAACCCATCAACTGATAGTAAAAATTCTTGTAAACTCATTTCCCAAAAATCTCTCGGTTGCATTTGCATTTTTCCAAGAGCAAGTTTTATCCATTCATCCCAAGGAATTTCTTCTAAAGGTTGGCCGCCCTTTCTTCGTTTCCCTCATCACCATCATCCCCAGTTATTATAAAGGTAATAACTTGAGCTATGGTCATCATTGTGTCAGTAATTCCGTTATTCCAAACCAGCTCTTGTACTTGTTTGTCTTTAATATCTTTTCCGCTTGATCTTAATACTGGTGTTAAAAAAGCTACCATTTGTAATGCAGTTAAATCACCATCTTGCATTGTATTAGCAATTTTAATCACACTTTTATTCATTGCGGTTTCAATCCGCATCATCACGTCCATTGTCACTTTGCAATGAAACTCTTGATTTGCTAGGCTTATTGTTAATTCGCCCCTTTTTGGGTTTGTCATTCTTGACCTCCTTTATTTTAATTGTAAGCGTTTCACCCCTGCCATGTAGGTCTGATACTTCATCAGCCTGATATGTCACCCCATCAGCCTTGAAGCTGTCGCCAACCTCAAGACCTGATGCATAAGGTGCGGAGAAAAACATTTTTTGACGATGGCCAGAATAAGTAACACCATCTATTTCGATAACTGTATCAATCCAAGCCATTGTCTATTCCTTATACTGTTGCGAAGGTTGTTGCTCCAGAACTCTCTAAAGAGACTGAATAAGTTACTTCACCATTATATTCACCAGCATACTCAAGCGATGTAACAACAAACTTACCTGTGTATGTTCCAAAGTCAGGAATAATTACTTGAGAGTTTGGTATGCTAGAGCCGCCAAATGCAGTTCTTAGAGTTGCTTCAGAAGCCGCGTCTGTGAAAACACCTGACCCTGATATTGAAACGCTTTCAACGCCGCCATCTGCAAGCATTGTGCGTACATTTGCACTGTCTTTATTTGTTACATCAACAGTTTCTTGGTTCATGCTGATTGATGTTGAGCGCAAACCTCCTATTGTTGTGTATGTATCTGAAGCCGCCGAGCCTGTCGGTGTTGCTCCAATCTTTAATAGTAGTAACGAACCTTTTTGAGCCGCCATGTCTTTTCTCCTTAGTTATCAAACACTACAGCGCGAAATCTCATAACCCCGTGCCTTGTTATTCCGTCATTCTCCGCCAGCGTTGTTGAAAACTCCTGTCTAACATTCACTAGCGATGCACCTGATACACTTATAGCAGTATTATGAAGTAAATCATAGACCGATTTCATAATCGTCTTAATTTCACGTCTTCCCCTGTATTGTGACCATACATGTATAGTCAGGGTATGCTCTACTGCGTCGAGTGTTTTTGTTCCATCATTTACAGCGGTTTCTTCACCAATCTGCACATATGGGTAAACTGTATCCTGTGGAATATCATCATAAACTGATATGTTTGCACCTGACAAACCATCAATATTACCATTTAGCTTTGTAAATATTGCTTTCTGCAATTCCCAAGAATGTAATGACATTATGCAGACCTCGCTTTTAATCTAGCAAACATTGCTTTTATTTTTTTTCGTTTGCTTTCTAAAGCTGGTTGTAAAAAAGGTCTTTCAGTCATTTTACTTGTTCCAAACTCTAAATACTTACTATATGCGGCGCGGCTTTCAATGGAACACCCCATTTTATCTGCATCAACTTTGAGAAATATATTACTTGCTAAATATCCAGTATCTGAATTTGGCGTTTTATTAACCGCTGATGCTGTATGAACTCTTTTGGGATTATATTTTTGATATGTAATACCACTTGAACCATGAGATTGTACTGACTGCTTTGCCTCATTCATGACAATTTGACCGCCCAAAGCTATTACTTTTTGCAATTGCTTTTCATAAATCTTTTCTACTTTATGTGTATTGTTTATTCTCTTAGTGCTGGTTCTTATGCTCATGTTGGAACACCCTCTTCACAGGTAAGTTCCATGTATTTAAACTTATTATCGACATTTATAATGCCTTTGATGTTGAAGGTTCTTGTAGCCTTTATGCCATCCCTAGAATAAGTCTGATGAATTCTGTTTTTTGTTGTGAAGTCGCTTCTATATCTTATCTTTATTAGGTGCGTTACCACTTCTCTTTGCTGATTATCTTCACCAAATTCGTTTTTTCTAGCTGTTTTAGGTGTTATTTGTGCAAATACACTGGCAACTTTAGACCAAGCCACAGAGCCACCGCCGCCACCATCAGATGTTGAGGTGTATTTTTGTATCTCTACTCTTGATCTCATTGCACCTATAGACATTAACCAATTCCTGACCTGATCATTTTATTATATGGGGTAGCACCGAACCTTGTAACCTTATAGGGATTTATTAAAGTTGGAATAATTGGTGATAATGAAATTTTTCTGCCCTCATCATCGCCTCTATGTTCATACATAAATGCCATATACTGCATCATCGCCATTCTGATAGGCTCTGGAACGCTATTGGGTGTTGCTCCATAACCAGCTACAAAAGTGACCTTGATGCCATTGGAAGCTCTTATATCGCTTGGGAATGTTCCATTGTCTCTCAAAACAATTTTACCTACATCGCCATATATATCTACATAGTAATTTGAAGCATTCCAAGTATGTTCAGTGTTATCATCTTTGTAATACTTAACATTTGTTACGCTAACCACTGGGGCTTTTGCTATTTCTATCTCTGAAA